TGACCGACTTCTTGATTTCCTCTTGCTGCTCACGCAGTTGCTTGCTGGTTTCGCGCTCGGATTCATGGTGCGCCCGCAGGATGCCAACCTGTTGCTTGATCTCGATGATGTGCTGGATCGGGTCCGGTCCTGGCATTAGGCCACCTCTATGAGCCGTAGGGTGATGGTGTACTTGTGATCGGCCCCTGGGTTCTGCAGGCGCAACACTTGCTGGGCCTCGATGGGGGTCTGATCGCGTCGCCACTTCACGGTGTAGGCGGTGCCGTGGTAGTCCAGCGTCATGGTTGTGCCGGGTGTGGCGGCCAATGCCTGCAGGCTCTCCACGGTGGCACGGCTGACCCAGGCTGCGTTTTCGCCCCCGTATAGGGTCATCGGGCGGCCCTTCACCAGCGGTGCCTCCTCTATCAGCAGTTTGCCGGTCAGGCTGCGCTCGCTGCTGCTGGCGACGGGGTGCCAATCGAACTCGTCCTGCCATTCCAGGTCGCTCGGTAGCGCGATGCCGTTCAGGGTGATGCTCATCGTGTAACGGCTCCTTTCTCTTGTAGCTGTCGCAGCAGGCGGTCGGCATCGGCTTCGCTGTACTGGCCCTCGACGGGTTCGCCGGTGCCGAGGTCAAGCTGCAGACGCACGACTTTTGTGCTTTCGGTTTTGACGGTGTCGGCGGTGCTGGTCCGGGCGCTGGTGGTTGTCGCGGCTCCGTCGGTACTGCGCAGCTTGGCCAGCTCTCCCTGGTAAAGCTGGTTTTGCAGTTGCATTGCCTGCTGGGCGGCCTGGCGGGCCTCTTGCGATCCGTACTCCCCGGCTTTCTCCAGGCTGTCCTGCAGGCGGGCGATCTGCTGCTGGTACTGGAGCTGCAGCACCTTTTCGGTGTTGCCGTTCATGCGGGCCAGCTCGGTTTCCAAACCGGCTACGGTGTCGCGTAGCTGCCGCTCCAGCGCTTCGGCTTGCTGTCGCTTCAGCTCCCGCTCCCGCTCCTCCTGCTGTTTTTGCATTTCGGCTTCGCGTTTGGCGCGTTCCAGTTCGCGCTCACGGTCAGCTTTTTCCCTCTCTTTTTCCTGTTTGGCGCGTTCTTCCTCCCGTTTTTTCTCGGCCTCCTCCCGCTCTTTTTCCTTTTTCTCTGCCTCTTTCTTTGCCTTATCCTCGGCTTCCTTGCGGGCTTTATCTGCGGCCTTGCGCTTGTCCTTCACTTCGTCGGAGTCTGCGTCCTCCCCGCTCGCCTCGGATTGAGCGGCGGCTTGGTCCATCAGTGCGGCTTCTACTTGTTTGATGGAGGCGACCTGATCCTTCGCGGATGCCTTCGCCCGCACGGCGGCGATCTCGTAGGCTTTCTCGATCTGTTTCTGCGCCTTATTGAATTGTTCGGCGCTGATCTGGCTGTTGCTGTATGCCTTTTTGATCTCGCCCTCGAGCTTTTCCAGCGCGGTGGTGGTTTCGATGCGGTCAAATGCGCTTTCAAACGAGCGCATGATGGTGTCGGCTGCGTACTTGCCCGACTCCCCTGCTCGGTCCAACTCTCCCACCACGGTGCTGAAAGCCAGCACGGCGTCGTTGCCTGCTTCGGTCATGCCGCTGCGTAAATACTCGACGCTGACGCCCAATCGATTCAGCCCGTCGGCCAGTCGTTGTTCGGTCACGCTGAAATCATCGCCCAGCCGGGTGGCGGCGTCCCCGGCCAGCTCCAGGTAATACGTGATCTGCTCGGCGCTCAATTTGCCCTGTTCGCCCAGGTTCGTGATCGCAGTGTTCAGGGTTTCGATGCCGGTCTGGGTCTTAATTTTACCCAGGGCGGCGGCAAAGGCGGTTTCAATCTGGGTGGCGCTGAGGGTGCCCGACTGCGCGGCGATGGTGAATGCCTGGATTGCTTCCTGGCCGACGCTGGTCATGCCTGTTTTGAGCTGGGTAATGTCCAGGCCGAGCTTGGCGATGGCGGCCCCGGCGGTGGCGTCCATCATGCGGCCGAGCAAGGCGCCCTCCTCCCCTGTTGCGGTGAAGGCCCGCTGGGCGCTCATGCGGAACTGCTCCAGCTCGGTCATGCTCAGTTTTTGCAGCCGGGCGCTCAGGGATGTATCGATCTGGTCGCCGGCCGCTTTAGCGTACTGCTGCAGGCTCTGGATCGCGTCGCCCACGGCTTGCACGTCGGCCACGGTTTCAAAGTTCACGCCTGCAAACGCCTTATCGAGCGCTTCCTTCACTCTGTCGCCCTTGCTGCGCATCAGGTCGAACTGGTTGATGATCTCCTGGGCGGCTTCGGTCAGTGCCGGGGCGTTGTTGGTTACGGCGTCCTGGGCGGCCTTGAGCGATACCATGGCCGCTTCGATGGCGGCCAGGTTCTCGGTGGCGTAGCGCAGTTGCTCGTCGCTGTCCTGGCCGTACTCGGCGGCGGCCTTCGCTTCGTCAAGCAGAGCTTGGTAATACTTTTGCGCTCCACTAAGGCGGGCCTCGTACGCGTCCAGACCGGCCTGATCAGCGCGTTCCAGCTCCTCCGCTGTCTTGATGTAGGTTCCGGCGTACTTCGCCTGCCCGGCGGCGATCTTGGCGTACTGGCCCGCTTTCTCGGACAGGGCGATGGTTTCCCTGGCGGCGGCCATTTCGGATTCGCGCCAGGCGTCGGCCAGTTGTTTGGTGCCCAAGGCGGCCACTGCCACGGCGATGTTGAAGCGGGTAGCCAGAATGCCAACCATGTTTTTTAGGTTGACCAGTGCTGCGCCGGTGCTGCCGTTGAGCAGGGCTTGGGCGGCGGCCCATGCTCTGGTTTCCTTCGCGGCGTCGATGACGACGGTGCTGTAGTCCTTGATCTCCTTCACCAGCCGCGCCAATTTGACGGCGGCGATGGCGCCAACTAATGCGCCCAGCGCGTAGCGGTAGTCCCAGATCGCCTGGGCGCCAGTTTTCAGCGCTTCGGCGGTGCCGATGATTGCGTCGGCTATGTTTTTCGCGTATTCCCGCAGCCCTTCTTCACCGAGGTCGGCCACGGCTGCGTTCAGTGCGGTGATCTGCTCCTTGAGGTAATCCAGGACGCCCGCTTCAGCGATGGTGTTCAGGAAGTCGGCCCACTGGTCCTTCAGGTTTGACATCATGCCGTTCCAGGTTTTCATCTGGTCGGCTGCGGCCCCATCGGCACTTTTGCCGATCTCCTCGATCAGCGCCTTGATTTCCTTGCGTCCGAGCTTGCCGGCCTCGCTCAGTGCCTGAAGCTGCTGGGTGTTCTTGCCGGTGGCTTTCTCCAGCAATTCCCAAACGGGGACACCCCGCTCTACGAGCTGGAGGATTTCCTCCCCCTGGAGCTTTTGCTTCGCCCATGCCTGGCCTAACGCCATGGTGATGCCGGTCAGTGTTTCCTGGCTGCCCCCGAGCTTGCTGGCTTGGTCCACGATGGCCTGGTAGGTGCCGTCCATCGGATCGAGGCCGAAGGCTTTCAGCTTGATGAAACCGTCGGTCACCTGGGCAAGGTCAAACGGGGTGGTCTTGGTGAAATCCTTAACCCAGGCGGTGGCTTGCTCCCCGGCCTCGATGCTCCCCATGACGCTGTTGAGCTGGGTGCGCAGGGTTTCAAACTGGGCGCCGGTGCTGACGATGTCGGTCAGGTTGCGTTGTACTGAGTAGATGCCGACAGCGGCGGCGGCCATGCCAACCAGCTCGTTGCGGATCGACTTGATGGCGTTGGCCAAGCCGTCCCCGGCGCTGCTGGTGTTCTCGAAGTCCTCGCCCATTTGTTCACGGGCGATCCGGGCCTGCTCTCGCATGTCCTGGTAAGCGTCGCGCACACTATCCCTCGTGCCCTTCACTTTCTGCACGAACTGCTGGGTGTATGCTCTGAATCGGACCCCAAAGTTCAGGTTAGCCATCGGCGATCCTCGGGTACTGCGGTGGTGTTAAAAAACCGGCGGCGCTGGAGCCGCCGGTTGCTGGCCTGGGCATCCCTGCCCATCACTCACGGAGTCAAACGATGCGGAACTTCGCGTATTGGCTGACGCCCACGCCCGCTTTGGTGTCGTCTTTCAGCACGGCGGCTTCCACCTGCAGCTCGGCAAACTCATCCCCGATCAGGCTCAGGGCAGCAGCCGGGCTGAACTTCGCGCGGAACAGCTCGACCGGCATGGGCGCGCCGTCGGCTTCGTTGATGCCATCCCAGAAAATGCGGTAGGTCGCTGCGGCTACGGTCAGCGCGTCCACTTCGTGACCGGCCTTGCTGGTGTAGCCAATGTGGATGGTGTCGCCGTCGGTGATCGCGCCGCCTTCAAGGATCAGGATGCCGCTGTTGCCCAGGGCGTAGTCGGTGCCTTGGACGTAGGTGGTGGTGTTGGTCTGGTCCTTGACGGTGATCGCCACGTCGGCATCAGGCACGTTTTTCAGCGGCAGGATCGCACCCGGTCGTGCCACATGGGCCTCGTCGGTGATCGGTGCGCTGGTGACGGCGGTCACGGTGCCTCGGATCGCCATTGCGATGTTGTCCGGGGTCATGTCGTGCAGCGTCATGGAGGCGCTGACGCCGGTGATGCGGCTGACGGAGTCGTAAAGGCCGCCGCCGGGGTTGGTGAAGTCCTGCTGTTCCTTGGTTTCCTCCTCGATACCAAGCTCCAGCGCGGAACAGTTGCCGATGGGGACCAGGCCGGTGGTGCCGCCCACTTTCTCGATGTAGATCTGGCCTTTGCCGATGAAGGGCTTTTTCTGAAATGCCATTGTCAGGTTCTCCTGGGTTAGCTTGCTTTGATGACTCGGGCAATGTCGAACTCAAGCGGGAAATAGGCGAAGCCTTCCTGCGTGAATAGCGGCTCGGGTGCGCCGGCCAGGGTCAGGTGGTTGGTGTATCCGTCCGGTGTCCAGCCCATCAAATGGGCAATGGTTTGCTCGATAAGCGGGGCGGTTCGGGCGTACAGAGTTGCGGCGTCGTACTCGTTGAAGCGCTCGGTGATGACGATCCCCACACGGTCTGAAACCTTGGCCGCCTTGCCGTTTTGGGCGTTGTCGGTGATCTGCAGGCCGCCGTAAATGATCGAGACCGCCGGGGTCTGCTGCTGGACCTCCTCGATACCGGCAATGTCGGCAGCGGTGAGGTGGTCGTTGAAGATACCCAGCGCTTCCAGGCGGGCCTTGGTCTGGTCGAGTAGCTGGTCGATCATGTTATGCCTCCAGCGCCCAATCCAGCGCGCGCATGATGGCCCGGCTTGCGCTCTGCTCCCATGACGGCGGCAGGCCGTTGGTGGGCAGGAACGGGCGCGGCTTTACGTTCAGGCGCTTGCGGTGGGTGTTCACGTTGACGAATACCGGAAACTTGAGCGGTTTGCCGAAGGCTTGGGTGATCCGGCGGGTGTGTGCCCCCACGGTCACCTTCATGCCCTTGCCGCCGAACTGGTGCAGCGGGGCATAGACCACGTTGGTGCCGATCAGCAGCTCATGCTCCTGGCCGGTGGTGATCACCTGGTGGGTGATGCTGCGCTGCAACCGGCCGGTGTCGCGCAGCGGCTGTCCGTCGCGGTGCTTGATCCGTGGCCACTTGTTGCCGCCTGGGGTCTGTCCCTTGCGAAAACAGAGGCGCACTTTGTTGGCCAGATTATTGCCCACCACGTCCAACATCGGTGTGGGGTTGAGTCCAAGCTGGGCCAGGCGGTCAATCGCTCGGAGCGCTTGGCTGTTGGTGATTTCGATCTGGCTCTGCATCGGTCAGTACCCCTGCAGTTTGTCCAGGCTGAACTTGCGGTCGGCGCTGGTTCGCACGGTTTCGATGGCGGCGCTTCCTCCGGCTGATTCGCCGGATGGCCCGTTTCCCAGAGTGGCGCGACCTCCTGCGACGGCATTCAGGAAAGCGATCGCCTCCTGGTAACGGTTGCGAACGGTGTCCGGGCACTTTTCGTCGTACAGGCGGTAGCGGGCAATATCGGCGGTGGTGCGCTTGACCGCGTCTGTCACAACGGCCAGCGGGACGGTGTAGCGGCTGCTGGTGTAGGCATCCACTTCGCTCTGCGCGTCCTGGATTGCGGCGGCCAATACCTCGGGGTCAATGCTGCCGGTGCGCTGGCGGTCGGTTAGGCGCTTGATTTCGTCCTCTCCGAATCGCTCCACCATTCCCTGCTGATCGATGTAGGCCATGCTTATTCGGCTCCCTGATCGCTGTCAGCGGCCTTGCTGGCGGCCTTCGTTTTCGGTTCCGGCTTGACCACGGCGGCGGCCACTCTTGCGGCTTCCTTTTCGGTCAGGTCGATCTCGGTGCCGGGCGCGTAGAGCTTGCCCTTGTGGCGCACGTTCTGCGTGGTGATGAATTTCATGTCGCTGTCCTGGTTAAAAAGGACCGGGGCGGGTGCCCCGGCCAAGGCTGGCACCACTAACGATGGTGTCTCGGTTAAATGACGTTCTGCAGCAGGTAAGCCACGTCGGTGGCCACCAGCTTTTCGTCCACGCTTTCGCCCACACGGACGCGGCGACCGCCACGCAGGCCGATGTTCTTGTCCTCCCAATCGCCCGCGATGCGGCCGCCCCACTGTGCGGTCCAGCCGAAGGTCACGCCGCCTTCCGGGCGGGCCTGCTGGTTGCGGTAGAACAGCAGCGCGTGGTTGCCCCACAGTTTTGACAGGTTCATCTCCTGGCCACGGCTGGCAGCGTTGTACTTGCTGCGGGTGACGATGATCTCGTCCAGCTCCAGTGTTTCGCGGATGAACTCCAGCGGTACCAGGCCGTCGCTGCCGGTGGTGCCGTTAAAAGCTTTAACCACGGACGGGTTGCGGCGCAGTGCCAGCGCGGCGCCACTGTTCAGCGTCAGCACGTTGGCGGGCATCATGGTGGATTCGATGGCGTCGGCCAGTTGAACCAGCGGCTGCGATGCGGCGTCGGTCCACACGTCGGTGCCGGTCAGCGCTTCCTTGTAGCCTGCCCCGTAGCTGGCCGGGTTCATCACCAGATCGGCTACGCGCTTTTCGCGGTCCAGCAGGATCAGCTCGGTCAGCATTTCGGTGGCGTGGCCCAGCGGGTTGAACTGCGAGTTGCGGGCGGCCTCGATGTCGTACATCGGGATCGGGTCTTCCAGGCCATAATCCTTGGTGCTGGACTCTGCCTCGGTGTGCGTGAACTCGACCTCGTTCACGCGGCCCTTGCGACCGGTCAGGGTGTCGGGGATGGTGAACTTTTCCTCGGTGGTGTACTTGTTCCACTTGTAGAGCTGGCCACCCACTGGGACGCGCGGCAGCACTCGGTCGGCAACAAAGGCGCCGTTCTGGTACGCCAGCGCGATGCCGGTCAGGGTCGGGTTAATCGGGAAAGGTGTTTTCATGGGGTCAGTCCTCTATTGGTCCTGTCGATCAGCCCTGGAGGCTGCCCGGTGCGATGAATACGGAGCCGATGTCACCGGCTACGCCTGATTTCATGGCGCGGCCGATCACTGAGTTGTTTGCGCCGGTGGCGGGTGCGGCTGCCACGGCTTTACCTGCCGCATCGGCGGTCAGCCAGTCGCCACGGGTCACGGTGCCGCCGTACTCGATCTCGGCGATACCGCCCATCACCACATCGAAGCGGTCACCGGTGGCGTCGGCCCCCAGCAGGTTGGAAACGCCGAAGATGGCGTCAGTTACGGCGTCGGCCTGGGTGGCTTGACCGTCTGCTGCGCCGAGTTTGACCAGTCGGAAGGGTGCGACAGGTGCTGCGGCGATGAATGTTTTAACCAGGGTTTCGTTTCGCATGTCTGCGGCTCCTGTCTATTATTCGGCGTTGCCGCTTTCAACGGCGGCGACGGCTTCGGTGAATGAGATTGACTTGCCTTCGGCGGCCCGCTTGTTGCGGTAGGCGGTGGCTTTGTCGGCCAGCTCCTCTGGAGTCATGTCGGTGGCCCGGTGGTCGTCACCTGCCTGCTCGCTGAAGTCCACGCGGGCGGGTGCGGCGTTCAGTATAGCCAGCAGCGCCTGGGGCAGCGGCTTGGCGGCTTTGGATTCGCCCTCGGCAAACTCCACGGTTTTGCCGTCGTCCAGGTTCTCCATGAAGGCGATCAGATTGTCGCGCTGGGCGGGCAGCACTTTGCCCTGCTTGATGGCGGCGTCCACGGCTGCGGTGATCTGGTCACGACGGGCCTGGGCTTCGCGCTGCTGCAGGGCTTCTTCGCGCTCGGTGAACGAGGCCACCTGGGTTTTCAGGTCTGCGTTTTCGGCCTGCAGGCGCTCGTTGTCGGCTTTCAGTTGTTTCGGGTCCATGTCCTGGTCCTCTGGGTCGGTGGTGTCGTCGCCCTCGCTGAAGGCGGGATCGGTTTCTGCGTCGTTGTACTCGTCATCGATCTGCTTTCGCGCCGAGTCTTCCAGGCCGTTGATCGCGTAGTCGGGGATGATGGCGTCGGCCTCATCCTTGCTGAACTTGTCGATGATGAATTCGCGCAGGCGTCGGAAGATGCCGGCTGTGGTTTCGGTTTCCCATGCGCCGCTGAACTCGACCACGCCTTCCTCGGCCTCGTTGAACTCGACGGCTTTCAGCCCCTTGATGGCGGGCGGCTGTGCGCCCAAAAAGCCCACATGGCGCAGGTAATAGCTGCCTGGCTTCGGGTTCGCGGGGCTGTCTGGCATGTACCAGGATGCGCTGACCTTCTTGAAGCGGCCCGCTGTGACCATTTCGGCAAACTCGGCATCGACTTGCTGCGGGATGGCGTCGATACCGGCCTCCTCGCTGTACTCCATCGCGCCGATCCAGCCATAGGCCGGGTGGTTGTCTTTGGGGTGCCCCACCACGATGGGGGCTTCGTGCAGGCTGGGGTCGTAGGCGTCCACGGCGGCCCGCAGTTGGTCCTCGGTGAAATGGAGGGTGGTTCCGCCTGCGTCGGTGTGGCGGCCCGGTCTGAAGATGTTGATGCGCTTCATGGCGCCCCCTGCTGTCTATTTTGCGATCAGCTTAGGGCGTTGCGCCGTGGTGTATCAGGTTAATCATTGGCGCGTGGTGTCGTTTGTCACCACCTGCGGGGTGTCTTTGGTCCGGGTGGATGCTAACCTTCTGACTGGGTTTTGATTCGCTCAGGGAGGTGATCACCATGAGTAAGGTTCTGTGCCCCGAGTGTGGGGCTGTCAATTCGGGGCTGTCCCCTCGCTGTTCTGCCTGCAATGCCTATCTGCCTACCGGCAAGGCCAAGCCTGTTAATCCGTCCAGTAATGCCGGAAGGCCTGCCGCCACGCCCGGCTTGGTGCCCTGCCCTGAATGCGGTCACCAGATCAGCCCCAAGGCCGATGCCTGCCCGAGCTGTGGTGCGCCTCAGGCGGGTGTTGTACCAAAGGCCGCAAGGCAGCCCGTTAAGCCCGGCAGCACTTCGGTGGTCAGTGGCGTGATCTGGCTGGTGGCGTTGATCTTCATCGGCGGCGTGTTGTTCGGTGGCGGGGATGATGATGCTGAATCGGGCCGGACGCCCAGCGCTTCAACCGGTGCGCCCAGGGTTGAAAAGGTGCTAACCCCTGCCGAGCAGCGGCAAAAGGATATTGAGCGGCAGTTCTCTGCCTGGGACGGCTCCCATCGCAACCTTGAGCAGTTGGTGAAGGATTCGCTGCATGAGCCTGATAGTTACGAGCATGTCGAAACCCGCTACTCCGATAAGGGCGATCACCTGCTGGTGTCGCTCAAGTATCGGGCGCGTAACGGGTTTGGGGCGATGCGGTTGCATGCTGCGGTTGCCAAGGTCGGGCTGGATGGCACCATTATCACGCTGATGGGAAACACCCAGCTTTAACCC